GTGCCCCCTGTTCCACGATTACGGTTATATCAGCCTTCGGGTCTAAAATGGCTTGAATGTCATCGCTCATTGCGTCACCCTCGGACTGACCCACACCGGGCCGTTCAAAATTCTGGTTTTACTTCCCGATGGGGAAACGACATAAAGGTCGTACCAGAATTTTGCTTTGATAAACGGCGTGTATGTTTTTACTATGATCGTCTCTGTTTCGGCAGCCGACATTTGCAGGATGAAGTGGCCGTTGGCCGGGTCGTCGATGGTATAGTCCGGAGTTGCCAAGAGCACCCCGCCGGCGTCGACAGGAGCCGTCCTTATTTCACATTCGATGATGTACCCGGCAAGAGGGACAGGGACGCCGTTTGCTAAATAGATTACACCTTGTGACCAATCGCTGCCCTGGTCGATATATATCGGAGTTGAGGTATCCGGCATTTGTGCACCTCCTCGGCATGAAAAAACAGCCGTCCGGCTGTAATTTAAAGATAGGTTTTAATGATTAGCTGCTTTCTACGGAGGCCCTTGTCGTATTCGCCTGCGGCGCTGCGGAGTTCGTCCGGCTCAATCTTGGCGTCCCGAAGGTGAGCGGCCAAGTGGTCATATACACCTTGCCGGTCTTCATCGGGAATCTTAGATCCGCCCATGCTGCCGTTGAGGACCGCGATGCCGGTTTGGCAGCCTATGATATTTGCCGGCCCGATGGCTCCCCCGTCCGATACGTCGTGGTGGATAAATTTATAGGAACCCTTGGCGTCGGCATTCGCAGCCTCATCAACCCAGGCAAACGCCTGCCGGTAATATTCGGCCTTTACCTCCGGTCCGGTGTTTAGGTTCGAGCGCATTTTGAGGCCTGACCACGGCTCGTCCACGGTCCCGGTTTTCACGTAGGGAATAGCGTGACGGGTCTCCACGGCTGCAAAATACGTCTGGAGCAGCTGCTGTCGTTGTTCTTCGATCAGGCGTTCCTTCTCAATCAGGTCCTCCACTTCTTTTTGCCCTTCGCAATAAGACCTGGCCGACAGGGAAGTCTGCTCATAGGCCGGAGCGTCCACGGCCGAAACGTCGCCAATCGCTCCGAACTTGTTAATTCGACGCGTGGAAGTGATCCTGTCGTATTCATCACTGGCCACATAAAAAGCAAACGACATCTTGTTAATGTCGCCCCGGTTTATGAGCGTATAAAGGTCCTTGCCGCCGGTGGTCGGCGCCAGGTTGGCAATGATCTTCAGTCCGGCTTCATCCGGAATCAGTGTCAGGGTTTTGTTTCGGGTCCGCGCCATAATCATAAACGAATCAGAATGGTTGTACTTGAACGGAACATCTGACAGGTCAACCCCGTCCAGGGCGCCGCGCGAAATGACCTCTTTGTATTGCTTGCTGGTATCCGGGTCTTCCCACAGGACCGTCGGTTGCTCAAAAACTATGGCGTAGCCTTCGACGATCATGTCCGGCTGGTCATCAGCCTGCGGAACCGCCCGCATCTCCGCCAGGCGAAGTTCCTTCTTCCGTTTTTCCCCCATTTATATCGCCCCCTGTATCTGAATTTTGATTTACCGCCGGCGCCCCGGTCTGGTAAGTGTCGGCCAGCCTGGCGTTAACGTAGTTCAAAGAGAAAATCCTCCGGTCGCCGTCTTCCACCGGCGGCATGTTGAATATTTCTAGCGCATCATTGATAGAGAACACGCCCATCGGCATGAGATACTGTAGCAACGAAATCTTTGTCTTATTGCTGGCGTACTGGAGCCGGTTGGCCTCGAAGATGATCTCATTACCGAAACCCTTCTCCCGGTCAGTGAAACATTTCTCCGTAAACTCCAGGGAGAGCTGAATGGCGATGGGCTCCAGAATGCTCTCATAGAAGGCGTTCCACTGGTCCTCGGTATAATCCGCCTTGATGATGTTTTCGCTTACACCGAAATAACGGTAGGCGTTGTCGCGAATAACCGACATCTGCTTGTCATCAACCATTTTTCCATCCATGGTAACCGGCGTGAAATCTGCCTTCGCATCCACGGCGCCAATGCCGCCGTCGTTATTGATTGATAAGTAGTCGGCGACGAACTTGTCACGCTGCGCCTTTAAATCCTCGGGCCGGAGCGTCTGCGTGAATTTCAAAAAACCGCGCAGCCGGGCGCTGGACTTTATCGCGTTGATAATCCCCTCGTTGACCGTCTGTATGAGCGAGAGCGTCGGCTTGAAAGGCTTCTGGTTGCTTTCCCCAAAGATATCGTCGGAGTTGAAGTGGCGCCGTAAATGAATGAGTGAAGTGTACGGCACCGTCATCCGGTAGCCGCTAAGGAAGTAAAACCGGCAGTACATATCCCCCTCATACTCCACGAATTCAATCGACGAGAAAGCCAGCGGGTAAAAGCCGGTTATCTTGCCCAGCACATCAGTCTGTATGTAGATAAAAGCGTTGTTGTTCGTGTAGAGCTGACTGACAACTTTGTAAATGAAATCGTAGGATGACATATACGGGTTAGGCCGCACCTGCAGGAGCCACTGCAGATTATCTGACACCTCTATGACTTGGCCGCTCACGCGCCTTATTCGTTTTGATTTTAGCTTGGCTGCATTTTTGGCAATCGCATCAATGCAGGTCCGAACGACATCGTTGTCGTAAAGGTTGCCATTAAAAGAAGAAAAGATAGGTGAAAAGTCGTTCAGAAATTTATATTGGGTTACGTTTACCGGAGCTTTCTTGTTCCCGAATACGGCGTCGAACATATTCCTAAACTCCAAGTTATCACCTCCTAACTAAGTTACCACGTTCATCGAACATAACATCATCCCGCACAGGCAGACTGTCCGAGTGTGTCTGGTTGTGGCACCGAAGGCATTGATACTCAAGGTGCTCCCAATTAAGCGTTACTTCAGAATCGTTTATGTTCTCGGGAGTCAGCGGGATTTTGTGGTGTAAAATACCGCTGGTCCCCACCGGTTCATGACACAGCTCGCAGCAGTAAAATACCGACCGGATATAGGCCGCTCGGTATTTCAACCAGGCTGCCGAATTGTAAAACGCCTCAGAAAACTCCTGCGCCACAAAAGTCCTCCAGGACCGGCTGCGGAGTACCCAGAATATCCAGGTCGATATTCATCGCGGCAGCCTCCGTAATGTTGTAGACCAGAACTGAGTCGGGAACGTCGGCTCCGGAGCGCGCGACATAGGCTGAAATCTGGCCATAAGAAAAAGAGGAGCGCCTGGCCAAACGGTTGATCATTTTATCAGACACGAAAATCACCTCAGATCAGACTGGGTCTTTATCGCGTATTACCGTAAGCACAACCAGGAACACGATAAGATAAATCTGTAATAAGCCCGCTTGAAGCTATCTTTTTATAATCTAATTTAGCCGTATCCGCCTGAATCTGGCGCTTGAGCCTTCGATTAGCTCTGTGTCTTTCACGCTGGGCTTTACTTGTCCCCATGGTAGTCACTCCCATCAAATCAATTTAATATACTCTTTCTCACCTGAAACTTGCTCTGGTTTGTTCAACACCACCGGAAGATTGATATGTGAAAAGTAGTTATGTCGACTTATCAACAGTATCCACAGGGTTATCCACAAACCATCGCCGATATTAGTCACTAATTTTAGCACTTTTCGCTCTTTATCCACAGAATCCACAATGATACGCCTCGTTCTTTTCCACAACCACATACAAGCAGTGACACTTCAGATCAGGTTTGCGTATTCGTCCATCTTATCCTGGAGAACAACATAGGCATCGATGAGCGCCATAGCCCCGTCAATCCGGCGCCGGTTGTCCTTGCCTTTTACCGGCTGGATATTGCCGTTTATATCGGTCCTGATCTCTAGATTCGACAGGTTCCACATATCGATTGGGTTCTTATTAAACACGACCTTCTTCGCCGCCAAGTCGCCCTTTAGAGACTTCATCGGATAGGACAAGGTCTGTACACCCTGCCGAACCTTGATCATGCTCTCTCGCCCAAACTCAGCTATGAATTCATTCAGAAGCGAATCCTCAATGTGCCACGGATCAAATCCAATCCAGGGAACGTAGACGTCGTCTTTATCGCGAAGCTCTATAAACCATTCCAGAATGCAATGTTTGTCTATTTTATTGCCTGGCGTCGTCCTGAGCAGCCCTTGCTTTTCCCAGAGTAGGTATGGGACGTTATCGCGCTCGCGCCGGTTGCCGTCCGCGTCCATTTGGCGTAGGGCTTCCTCTGGAATCCAGTACATCGATTTAACATAGATTTTATCGTCGCCAGGCCTCATGCACAAAACTTTAGCGGCAGTTAGGTCGGTAGTCTCTGAAGCGTCGAATCCGCCGACGCCGTAGCGGAACCCCAGGCTCCGGAAGTCGAACTCTTCCTGGTTGTTTATCTCATCCCAGTTGAGCCAAGCCGATGATGAGTTTTCCTTCATGTTGAAGTCCTTGACCATGACCGTCGGCTTGAATGCCGGATCGTTCTTCGCTTTAGCTACGCATTCGCGCAAGAATGCCACAGACTTTATGGTTCCAAGTCCCGGGTTGGCTTTCATCCAGCAGTCCTCTTTATCCCATTCATCCTTGCTGTCAAGCTCGTATATAAACGGCAAAAAACGATCATCAGCAATCTTCCCGTCCAAAACACCGCAAGCATATTCGTACTGGCTGTCAAAAATACTGTCCCGGACAAAGCCGTTCGTCGTAATGCAAAAGAGTAGAGGCTGCTGCCGAGCCGACATGGACTGTTTCATCAGGTCGTAAATGTCGCGGTTCTTGATAGCCGACAGCTCGTCGATGGTTACGCCGTGGGCATTCAGCCCGTCCAGGCTGTTGCTATTGCTGGCCAGCGGCTTGATGCTCCCCATGTTGTGGGCAAAATATAAATCGCTCATGCGTTTACGAATATGTTTCGTTAGCACGGGCGACTGCTTAACCATTTTATAGGAGTATTCAAATCCGATCTTGGCCTGGTCCAGCATAGTAGCAATGTTGTAAATTTCAGGAGCGCCCTCGCCGTCGCCCATCAAGAGAAATAGGTTAACTGCGGCCGACTCGGACGACTTACCGTTTTTGCGGCCCTCAATCGTCAAGCACTCGTTATACTGCCGGAGCCGCGTATCCTTATGCACAAACCCAAAGATCGCCTGGAATTTAGCCTTCTGAAATAATTCTAGTTTCAGCGGTGTCCCCATTTTGCCTTGGGCCTGCTTGCAAAAGGTTTCTATAAAATCGATAGGAATGGCTGTCAGTTTCTCATCAAACACCCAGGGGGCGTATCTTTCCGGATAAGTTATCTTGTCGAGCAAAAGCGTGCAAACCTTTCTTGAATATTCCTGCAAGTACGTCATGTTAATGCGACCGCAAAAACTTTAGTAATTCATCTTCATCTTCTTGACCCCCTCGACGGAGCGTGGTGATTATTTTCATAAGTGTCGCAACTGTGCGGTTAGAACTATCAGCCGTTTTGTTATAGTCTGAGATAGCCGGATGTGAGTAAACATTTTCCCGACCTTTCACATACTCCTTAGTTACCAGGACCCCATCCTCAGTGATTGTTTTCTCAAGATCGTTCAGGATCTTCAGCTGAACCTGATAACGCTTGAAAGTGGTTATAAAAAAGAAATTCTGCTCAACGCCATGCTTCTCGGCAATTTTCAGAATTTCACTTGCTTGCTCGTTAAGATTTAGCCTTTTTTGTTGCATTTAGTAACGCCGCCTTTTCTCCCGTCAACTCTTCCCACCGACGAATTATCACGTCGCAATAAACCGCGTCGAGCTCCACGACGTTTTACTATTCAGATTGACAAGCAGGAACTTGGCTTTACTTCTCTTTGTCTTTTCTAAGCCCGCAGGGGCGTATGTCCTGTCAAGTCACACAATGAAGAAGATGCAATACTATATTTATTACCGATGAAAGGTGGCGAAGCAGTGATGGCTATGCCCTATAGCGAAGGTGGGCTGGGCACCAGCACCGAGTTGGCTGAACTCATGATAAAGAGTGATCTGATAGATAGGATCAAAGTATTTGTATATACCAACCTGAGTACAATAATTGCTCCTAATCCGCTGCTGATATTGCCGCCTGGCACAAAGTCCGTGCTCGAAGCGTATGTAAACTATCTCCCTGGCGGCTTTTTAACCAAAGATATTCAGGAGATTTTAAATGCGTTTATTTTAACCAATATCAACAGCATTAGCATACACTCAACGCCTTTCGTCGGTCAGACCCCTGTCAGAAAGTGAGGAGACCGTGAACGATATGAGCCCTACTTTTAGAAACACCAGCCCACATCTGCCAAGATGAAGGGCAGCCCTTAAACGAATTTTTTTCAAGGCCAAATGCTGGTCTTGATGTTTATTCTCTCCACCATTATGTGAGTATCAACGGATACTACATTCAAACACCCGTCAATGGGTAGCAGGGATGAGGCCTTCCGACCCTATAACGCGAATTCAAATTCTTTCCTGCTTTTTATACCGCCGATCCTTACCTTTTTTAACAGCCTCCCTCGCCTGCTCGTGCGTGCGAAAGGCCCCATTCCCGTCCAGCCTATCCAGAAATATCTGCCGGCTGGCTTTGTATGCCTCGCCGATAAATCCAGCCCTGAGCAAGAAGACGCGAAAATGATATTTCTCATTATCTGTTTCCGTTTCGTGCGGCGAAGAATGCTTCTGTGCTAGTGCCATGGAGTTCACCGCGAAGGCAAACTGGACATATGCCTGAATGGCTTCCGAGTTCAGCGAAGCGGCGAACCAGCTAAAGGTTAAGGTATTTCTGCTAATCGCAAGACCCGGACAGCCGCCCCCGCCGCTGGCAGCCTTCAAAAAATTCTCGATGGTTTTAAGC